TTTAACTAATTATACAAATATACCATATTTAACTAAAATGAGGGGTTATGATAAAATGGGTGCTTCTGGTTTAGAATCAGTAATATTAGCTTATGATAATTTATTATTATCTGCAATTCCTATGAAAAAACATAATACTGATAAAAATCCAGAAGTAGATATTAAAAATCCTTTATTTGATTGGGAAATTTTATTATATAATAATGTATTTTTTTTTGGCGATAATGATTCTGTAAGTGCAATTTCAGGATCTTGGTTTGGTGCTTTAAAAGGAATAGATAATTTTCCAGAAAAAAAATTTAAAGAATTAGAATTTTATTCAAAATTAGAAAAACTTATTAAAGATTTTTCTAAATAATTTATTTAATTATTATAGTATATTTAATTTAACATTTGTTCTACAGTTTCAATTAATGATTTAGATGTTCTAGGACCTTGATATACTTTTTTATTAGGACCTTTTTCAATTATAACTGTAGGAAATCCAGGAACATCATAATTTTTGCACATTTGTTCAAAGGAAGGATCGTCGCATTTAATATCATATGCTTCAACATGGCTTAAATCTCCTTTTGAATTTACTTCTTTTTGGAACTCATCCCATTCAGGTTGGAATCTAACGGAATAACCACACCATGAAGTATTAAAATTATAAACTTTTAGTTTATCTTGAGTTTGATTAAATTTTTCTTTTACTATTGGTGCTTGAGGAGCTTGAGAAGGTTGATAGGGTTGATAGGGTTGAGGACCTTGAGGAGCTTGAGGAGCTTGAGGACCTTGAGGAGCTTGAGGACCTTGAGAAGCTTGATATGATTGAGATGAAGAGTTACTAGGAAGAGTAAAATAGAATAAAACTATTAAAATTAAGATAATCAACCAGCTGAGGACAGAGAGACCATAGTATTTATCTTGTAGACTTAGCATTATAAATAACTAGAATATTTTTTTCCTAATAAAAAAATATTTAGTTTTTTAAAAATATTTTCTATTATATATTATATAATATGTCAAGTAGAACAGGAGCATCGTCATCTTCATCTTCATCAGGAAGAGTAGGACCAGTAGTAGCAGAAGTAGCAGAAGTAGCAGAATTAACAAGAACAGTAGAACAATTACTTGCAGATGTAAAAGCAAACCCCGACGACTATGCAGTACAAAGAGCTCTTACTAACGCATTAAGAGGTAGAGTCAGTAGTGGAAAAAGAGATTGGTTAAATGATTACACAGATTACAATGATGAAAAAAACTGTCCCCTTCCTATTGATGGTGACACATGTGTTTCTTTACTCGGTAAATGCCTTGGTTCTGGAGACCAAGCTGATTGCAGAGCAGAATGGAGTAAATTAAATTTTGCAGGAGGATTTGATACTAACAAAATGGACCTTGCAACAGCCAGAAACTTAGTAAATAAAATGGGTATTACTGATACTGTAGATGAATGGGTTAAAACTCATAGCCTTACATTACAACCCACTGTAGCAGCTGCTTTAAAAGCAATCGTTGCTAGAGTAAGAAGCAATTCCGGTCTTGCTGGATCCAGACCTATTGTAACTCCTATGGTTCCTGCATCTTCATTAGTAGCATTTGTTGTTCCTCAACGCGTTGGTTTCACCCCTATGACTGGTTTAATGGTTGGAGGTGGTGGTAATAGAGCTGCTGCCAACTTTATACAAATGTCTAACTATTTAAAAAATAGTTATACTTTAGTTGGTGGTAATCCTAATGCTGTACCTAGTAGTGTTGCCGCTTTAAGATCCAGCTTAGCTGAATTAGAAAAAGCATTACAATCTAAAAGTAAACAAATTGATTCTGACGACAAAAAACGCATTGTTCAATTAATTGATAGTTTACAAAGAACCGAAGAAAAAGCCGAATTAGCAGCTAAATACATGAGTGAATTAAGAAGAATCATCGCTCATCCTAAATTTGATGTAGTTAGTGAGATTGCTGGTCCTGATGTAACCGCTGCTATGATGGCTGAATTATCCAAAAATAAAGCAACATTACTTGCTGCTGCATCTAAAAAATCATTCAACTTACTTTCTATCTTTGAATCAATTGCTGCTGTAGCAGATGATAGCTCAATTACCAAAAAAACAGTTGCTGGTTTAGTTGATGACGTAAAAGCAATCAAAGCTATAGCTGTAGCTGCCAGATCTGGTTCAAGCTCTAGCTCTGGCGCAGCATAAATTATAATATGATTTATTTAATAAATTAAATCATAATATAAAGAAAACAATCTAATATAATAATAATGGGCATAGGATTATTATTATTAGTTTCCGTAGGAAAAGAAAATATTTATCTATCATCACAACCAGAAATAACTTTTTTTAAAATGGCATATAAAAGATATACTAATTTTTCAATAGAATCAATTGCACAATATTTTAAATCATCTCCTGATTTTGGTAGAAGAGTTACGGTAAATTTATCAAAAAATGCAGATCTATTAGGTCAAATTCATTTGTATGTTGAATTACCCGATATTATTAAAGAAAATCATTCAACATTACCAACTGGAATTAAAAATTTTGCTTGGATAAAAAAAATTGGATTAGGTTTAATTAATTATATAGATTTAGAAATTGGTGGAGTATTAGTTGATCGTCAATATGGAGATTATTTAAATATTTGGTATGAATTAACATTAAATTTAGGAATAAAAAAAGGTTTTAATAAAATGATAGGTAATATTGATGTTCTAAATAATTATTCTAATGGAAAAAATTCATATATTTTATATGTGCCATTAAATTTTTGGTTTTGTCAAGATTCGGGATTAGCCATACCTTTAATTTCTATGATTCATAGTGAAATAAAAATTCATGTTTTATTTAATGATTTTAATAAATGTTATGTACAAACTCCTACTAATTATATTTTAACTACTGAGCCTTTTTCTTTATTTAAGAAAGGTGAAATAATTAGACAACAAGTTGGATCCCAATTAGCAGTTGGTGAATTCGTTTATTTTGATGCTACCAAAGGATTACTTTATTATAATAAAATTGCAAATGATTTTGTAATTCCAACTGTTGTAAATGATTCAAATTATATAATTGTTGGTGACGATACTAAATTTCAACAAAATATAAATCCTAGTGCAATTATAATTGTTGATGAAGATTATTTTAGAGTAAATATTCCTTCTATACAAAATGCATATCTATTAGTAAATTATATATATTTGGATAATGAAGAAAGATTTATTTTTATAAATAATTCTCATGAATATCTAGTACCAGTAATTCAAAATATTCAACAACAAACATTTTATTCAACAAATATATTATATAAAGTCCCTTTTTATAATCCTATTAAAATTATTTTTTGGCGTGTACAATTAGCTTCTAATTACACAAGTAATGATTTATTTAACTATACATTAGATCCTTTACTATCAGATACAAATAATATAATTCAAAATGAATATTTAGTACTTAACTCAATTAATAGAATGGAATTAAATAATCCAGTTTATTATACTAATGTTCAATTATATCAAAATAAATTTACAACACCCCCTGATGGTATACATATGTTTTCTTTTTGTATAAATCCTTTAGATCATCAACCTTCTGGTTCATTAAATTTTAGTAAAATTGATGATGCTTATATTCAATTGAGTTGTAATAAACTTGTTAATTATCAAAATCCAATTAATATTTCTTCTTATGGATTACAATTAAATTTATTTCGCGTAATTAATGGTTTAGGTGGATTAGGTTATTATTTATAGAAATAATTAGTCTATTCGACTAATAATTAATCAGCCTGTGAAATAATTAGTCTATTCGACTAATAATTAATCACCCTGTGAAATAATTAGTCAGTCCATGCCACTCCAGCCATGCCACTCATTATTCTAATTATTTGATATTCTTTAACCATAGTTTTCAAGATAACTGGAGAAGTTACTACTTGAGGATTATTAGTACTATTCACAACTAAATTATCTAATACTGAAAAATTTAAATGTCCAGAAGGTTGTTTCTCCAATGGATATAAAGCAAATGTATATACATAATACCCTGGATCAATAGAATTAAAGTATTTTTGATAAGGAACGACTAAATTAAAATATGTACTATCATAAGTTGTAAATAAATCACCACCTCCAGCTTTTAAATTTAACGATGTTATAGGAGAAATAGGGTAGCGAATAATTTTATATTTA